TAGCATCACCACGCAATCTATCAATATACTGGATAATTTTATCTTTCTTTAAGTTGCGTGCAGCTTGAACGTGAGCGGAAGTTTCTGAATAACCTGCGTCAACAGCCGCTTGTTTCTTACCTTTTCCTTGCGCTATACCCTCACAGAACTTTCTTTCCATTGAGGATAAGGTTGCTTCGTTTGTTTGATGTATTTGGTCTATAGTTATCGCCATATTTATCCAATATAGCGATTAATTTATGAATGTAAATTAAGAATAATAAGGTCTCACAGCAGGAAAATAACTAGGTGTACCTCGATAATAAACTCGACATTCAACACCATATTCTATTGTATTCCAGTTTTTACCATGTAATTTGTTAAATAAACGACAAGCATTAAAAGCTTTTTCAGGATCAGTAAATATCTTCTTACCTTTTTTAATTCGTTCACCTGCGGTATAATACCAACCACCCTCTTCATGTCCACCTAATAATCTATCTGTTCTATATACAGCTAATTTCCAAAATTTTTTAACAGCCATTATCCCTCGCTAGTTTAACTTGTGCATCAACTCGTTGTATGTTTGTATTATCTTCTAAAGTGCGTTGTCTTAAAATATCATCTATACGTTTCCTTGATCTATATCTTTTATCCTCATCTGTATCTAGACAAGCATGTGTTTCTTTCTTGAAATCGCCTTCATATAATTCAAAGCCACCACCAATATATTTAATATTATAACCTCGATACTTATCCATTGAGACCTTCAATTCTCGCTGGAATAACTTTTTCATTATCGCATTTATCACAACATTCTCCTTCTTCTTTTATAGGTGATGGATTATTTCCCCAACCTGCAAATTCTTCTTTACAGATAACACAAATTTTTATTTCATTATCGTCCATCTTTAGCCTTTCTAAAAGATTCCTCTAATCTTTTTGATTGTTTATCATATTCTCTTGCTTCTATCCAACTTTCTATAGCTAACATAACTACGCCAATAAAGATTAGAAACAAACCAGCCAATATAATTAGTTCTATGATCATAATTGTATCGCTTTTAATCCTTTCATCTGTTTAACTTGATCTTGAGTAAGTCCATAATACTCTGTAGGGTTAACAGGAAACCTACCTGTTTCGTCTAAATAACAATCAGTAATAATAAAATCATTATGTACGAAACCTGGCTTACCATCATAATGCTCTACATTTTTTTGTAAGTTTATAAATTTAGCCATTTATTCTCCTTGTTATTTTTCTATATATTTAAACTATAAAAAAATTAACTACAAAATAATACAATTTAAATACGAACAATGTCCACTTTATCTCTCATATTAGGCGCAGGTCCGTCTTTAAGATATTGAGATTTGTAACTTTCTCCTTTATCGTAATCGTGTGGAGTAAACATTACATCGAAACCATAATAACATTCTAAATACCAATCTTGAGGACTACCTTTAGGCCATGCATAACTTTTAGGGTGGCTACCTAAAGAATAACCTACACCCCAATCATGTGGTCCTGCTTCAAAAGATACAACAATAATCTTATCAGATTTACTATCACTGTTATAATCTTTATACAACAAGATATTAGTTTCCCAATCTGGATCCATACCTAATCGTTTACAGTTTTCATCAATAGCTTTCTTAAACATTTTAGCTGCAGAAAGCATATCAATCTTTTTACTTACAAAGTCTGGTAAATTAATTAATCTATCCATAACTTTCTCCTTTCTAATTTAATTTATGTTAATAAAGATAATACTAAAAAAGAATCAACTATAAACAATATAAATACTATTTCCATCAGATACTCTTTCCATTTTCATCTATTATTTTTTCGATACTATCAACTTCTCTATTAGGGTCATCTTCGAAATAACTATTGTCAACAGGTGACAAACCATATTCTTCAACATAATCAGAAGCTAGAATTTGTTGTCCATCTTCATCGTTAGCTGCTGCAACAAAATCATTCTTATTTTCTAACCACATCTTTTCGTCAATTATTTCAAACTCTTTTTCTGCAGGAACAATAAGTTTAAATTTAACTTTGATTTTTTTCTTTACAGTTGACACCATTTACCATTCTCCTTATGAAACATTTTAGTATGTCCACTTCTACTCTCCATAATATCTAATGGATCAAATTCTAAATTACCATAATACATACCATATTCTTTATCTAAATCGTCATCGTCACAAGTATAAAACTCTACACCTGAATCTGCTATTTTTTTATAATGATGTTTAACTCTACTTTGACGTGTATTAATAGAAAATGGCTCATCGCTGTCTACATGTTCTACTCGTATCCAACCTGGTATGTTTCTAAAATAATAACACCAACTTAATTTGTCTTTTTCTACCATAACTTTCTCCTTTAAAAGTAGGCGCCCCACGTGTAATTAAACAACCAAGCGCCTACATTCCTTTCTGTTGTCTAGACATTTTAGACGCACAAGAAACGATAAGAAACTCATGCGTCTAAATATTTATAAAAAAGAAAAAAAGCAAACTATACAATTATTTTAAAGTAAAAGTTGCTTTAGGCGTTTTACTTGCTTGCCCTGCTTTATCTTTATCTTCTGTTGCAATAAAGCCTCTTTCTCTATCCCAATCAAGGTCGATTGTCTTACCACCTTTTTCTAAGAACTCTCTGATCTTCATTCCAGTTTTATATAACTGAAATCTTTTATAACCACCAGATCCTTCTCTTTTTGGGTTTTTAGGAACACATACTTGTATTCTTGCGTCCCTGTCGTATTTGTATGTACCAGAAAATTCTTTCGGGTCCATAACTTTAGGCTTCTTAGTTTTAGCCTTTGGTTTAATAACCGTAGATTGACTCTTAGGAGTAATCTTTGGTTTAGTTGCTAGATTTATCATTTCTACCTTTCTAGTTATTTATTTATATTTACTATATAGAGCAACCAATAAGAAAATTAAACAATAAAAACAGCCTTGCGAGCAGCCTCGGGTATTGGCGGTATTGGCATAAAATTAGTACCAATACCAGTTATTATTATTGATATACTTGAATAATAATCGAAAAGGTATTGGTATTGGCACTTTTTATAAATTTTTTAAAAAATAAAATGATAATATATTTTTGACTATAGTTAAATGAGATATAAGAATATGATAAAACAAATAAAGAAAAACAAAAAATCTTTTAAAAGAAATATCATCTAATTCTTATATACGTGAAAAAAACTAATAGTACAAGTATCTTTACTGCTCTCGCCTATTTATTTCTAATAAAGAAACAACACCAGATACAGTATTTGCAACATTTGCTGTAATAGATAATGTTTGATTTTCTTCAAGGACCAACGGACCATCTAACATGTTTAAGTGAGTATTACTCGTAACATCAGCAATTGACGTATTAAAGCTTGATGTTAAATTGTTAGATGAAACAGTTACAAGAGTATTTGCACCTTCATTTGTTATTTGAACAGTCTTGATCAAAGCTCTACTATCTGATGGTGTTGTATAAATTAAATTAGCACCTGTGTTAGCTAATTTAAACATTTCGTTTTTATAAATATTAGCCACCTAAAAACCACTCCTTTCTATCTTGATCATTATTAATATCCGTAGGATAAGTTGTATTAAGAATTTTTACAATATCTTGAAGATCCTCGATTAATTGATCAAAGTCAATTTCATTGTATTCTTTTGGTGCAGAGTTTAATCGGGTCGTAGGTATCTTAGCCATAGTTTACACTATTCCAAAAAAAGTAAAAAGTACAACAAAAATCTAGTTCTTTTCGCTGTCCTCTTTTATCTCTTGTGCAACTTCATTTATCTTTTTTTGAATTTGCACCATTTCAACAGTTACCGATCCATTGGCCAATAACTTAGAGGCCCATTGTGCCTCGAGGTTCCGCTTCTGGCTCAGTTTTTGTTCCAGATTGCTCATTCCATTCCTCCACTGTTAGCCGATTTTCATCTTCGGGACCTTGTATATCCGTCCACTTAAAAGTTTTAGGATGCTCTTTCCATAGAGCCTGGCTAGCACTGTCTAAATTATCATGTTTTACTAGGCCTTCAGCATAATATCCACAGCGATAAAATTTAAAGTGCACTAACATTTAAGGTAGGGCTATCACAAAAACGTTGATTTGTAAAGCTAATTAAACCAAGATGGAATCTCAGTTTTCCACGTTGCAAACTCACGCTTGTGAGCCTTGTAAAAATTTCGATATGCTTGAATTGTATCTCCTTCTATCTTACATTCGTCAGGCATACATTGAGGTGGTTCTTTAAAACCATTATCTTGAATATTTTGTGGAAGTATCGATAAATATGATCTTAGTTTCTTCCAAGTCATATGCGTTTTATCATATCGTTCTGTGTATTCTAAACAGAGATTATGCCATAATCTCCATAGATAAATATAATGATCACCGGACTGACGGACCCATATATTAGAAGGATGGCTTACATGAGCAACTTTATAAAACACTTTATCACTATCTCCGTCTAATTTCCAATTAGATACCATTCGTTTGCCTGAATTAGATATAACTTTAACATGTTCTCCATCTAAAACTCTATGAGCAGTAGAAAGTAATTGAGCATATTCTAATATCATTTTAGTAACATGTTGATCGCAATGCCATTTAGCGCATTGATCTGGTTTTGAGTGTAAATAAAATATATTCACGGTAATGGTACTAATAATACATCTTCGTAGTGTTCGTCATGTGGAAAGAAAAACATAACTTTATTTTCATATTCTCCTTCTAACTCAGGTCTTGAAATATCTAACTTTATCTCAATCATATGTTCGTATTGATTTAATACCTTATCTCTATCTTTGTAAATATGATTAGTGACACAAGTACCAGTCATATAAGAGTAATTATAATCGTAATCGTGAACAGTATGTTCGTGTTCTTCAAATCTATATCGTTGTCCTACTTTAGCTTTTTTAATAGGAATACGATTATCTTTAGGGTACTTACTTGGATGTTTAAATATAATATTCATATGTAGTTTATAATAATTCTAAAGAAGCATTTTTATACAAGATTATCGACATATACAACCATAAAAAAATCCTGATCCATCATTCATAAAATGTCCATTTAAATTTTCAGAATACGTTGTTAATTTTAATCTAATGATATCACATAGATCAAAGCAATTAATATTTGTAGCATATATTTTTGTATCAGAAAGCATTTGTTTAGTAACTTCAATAAGTGTAAATACACCATCAGTTTGAATAATTATTTCCATCTATACACAGTTACTTCTTCAATAGGACCCCCGGTTGTATATCTACCAGTCACTAATAAAGAATTAATTTTTTCAATATCTTCTTCACTCCAACCATTATCAATAGTCATATCGTCTTGCATAATTTCAGTTGAAGTAGGTTTACCATCTTCGTTTGTAACGTAACCATGCCACCATACGCAATAATATTTTCTACTTGAAGCTTTTACTTTTGCTGCAACATCAGTTTCTAATACACCGCAACTGTCACATTTTTCAAAGCGAGGTGTATCGTCATCGCTACCACTAGGTGAAGTCCAGATATAACCATCGTCATAACATTCTCTACATTTAGTCATGTTTCTCCTTTCTAATTTTAACTAGACGAAGTGTTAATTAACCAAGGAGCTAAAAATAAAACTCCGTCTAGCATTCAAAGAGGATTATTAGTTAAGTCATAGATTTAACCTCCAATCCAAATGTATAACTATTTAATAATTAAATAGTAAATACAGAATAACTATTTAAAAAACAACTTATACAAAATTATTTTCTTACAGTTATCCAAGCTTGAAAAGTTCTTATGTTTTCGTAACCTGGTCTTTGATCTGTAGTATCAACTAATTTTACAGGACAATTATCTAACCATGCTTCAAACATTACTTTTGTTACTCTTTTATATTCTTTATCTTTATTTGAATCAATAACTTCTTTTACTGAATCATCTATTAGAGCCATTAGTGTTTCCTTTCTTCTTCTAGTCTCAACTTTAAAGAATTAAATATTTTATCTTCAACATCTAGTTGATATAATTCTCCATTATCATGTTCGAATAAAACTCGCCAACACTCTGGTCTTTTCTTAATATGAAAGAGAATTGGCCACTCTTGTTCTGGCTCATACTTTCTAGCTTCTTCATCTAATTCTAATTGCTCAAATCGCCTGGGCCATTTGTTTTCTTTAGCAACTTTATTAGCTTCAAGAAGCTGTGCTTTCGTCATGACTAAATAACTCATACATTACCGTCCATAATATCTCTTAGCTCGTCTAACATATCGCCTGAATCATCGAAGTCAGATGTTTCTAAGTCGACCGACTTAGCAACTTCTTCGTCAGTCATATCGTGAGCTGATACTTTTTTCTCTTTGTCTAAATACATAATTTTCCTTTCTATATTAAAATTATTATATATTTTTTAAGAATTAAAAAGTCAATAAAAACAACGAAATAGCCTGTGATAGACTATATGGATTAGACTAAAACCTGCTGAATAAACCGGCTCTACGTCACACTTATTTAGTGGATTTTAAACTCTTTCTCTACATCTGTATTATATCTAGGACCTGGTGTAAAACAATCAACAACTTCATAATCTATAAAAATAAATTTATCTTTCATCTTTTGATTACAAAATTCATAAAATCTATTTATCCTTGGGAAGAATGGCTCACTGTCTATTTGTTTAAATTCTAATGTTTCTATTTTATTTGGATCCTCGATGCTATGATATTTAAAAGTTACAACATAGTCTTTTACTGGTGCTGCATATAATTCTTCTAAAATTTCAATGTCGGGTTTATTTTTAAACATCAGATGTTTTCATCTCCATACAAGTCCATCTTGTAGAAAATCTGTATTTTTCTACATTTTCTTTTTTAGTGTCCGAATATAGTAATTCAAATGATTTTCCATATCCATCTCTCATGCAAGACCAATAATCTTTATATTCAAAAGGTTTCTGATTTACTTGATAGCATTGTTGATTAACTTGAGAACAAAGATATATTACTAAAAGAAATTTTGTCATTCGACAAGTATACATCTATTTATAAGGTTTCGTAAAACTTTATTTTGTTTTAATATGTTATAATATTCTTCACTCCACTCTGCGACACGTTCTTCTCCATGAGGTGCAACTTTAAAATCGTTAACAGATATGATTATATGAAATAACTCGTGAAAAAGAGTTTTACCTAAAATTCTTTTTGAAAGACCTTTTCTTATGACTAATTTATTATGAGTATAATAATATACAGCATAATCTTCTATGTTTTTAAACTCTACTTTGATTGTTTTATCTTTGTATTTTATTTCTGTTAGTTTCATAGGGCCAAATTAATGGCCCTATTATAACATTATCGTGCTAACATTCTACTTCTTGTTGCATTATTGACTTGCGTATCAAGCCCTATTCCATTACCTTTTGATTGACCATTATGATATGCAGCTCTATCTCTTATATTCATACTGCTTTTTTTAGAAACAATACGAACACCTTGAGTTTTTAACCACTCTGAAATAGCTTTTTGTTCGTTCTTATAAAGCATAGGAAGTCCGTCTGGATTTTCTATACCTTTATAATCTGGAACTAACTCTAGCCATTTATCTTTTATCCTCTTTGATAATCTTGTTGCGCAACCTAATTTAAAAGCTTGCTTCATTCTATTAATCTCTGATTTACTACCAGGCACTGTTTCGAATTCCTTATCTGCAAGACGAATTACAGTATTAATAAAATAATCGCACATAGATTTAGCAACTAAACGATTAGATTTTCTACCGACAAATGTAGCTTGTTTAACTCTACGATATTTTTCATCTACATTTGTAGAAGTATACATTTGACAAAAGTATAATTTAGCAGTTGAACTTTGAATCCAACCACGCCAATTATCTCTTTCGACATCAAATGATTCTTTTTCGATAGGCTCTACCTCTGTATCATCTTTAATATCAGATCGAGATAGATTATGTTCTGAAAGTAATTCTTGAGCTTTTTTAGCAGCAAGCATGGCTTCGTTCTCTGATGCGCCATTATCTTCTGACATTTTTAAAAGCTTTTGAATACGTTTCAGTATGCTTTCTTTTTCTTCTGGCATATTTCTCCTTTCTTATATTTATGTAATACTAGATTATATTTTTTTAGAATTAGTTATTCGACAAAAAATTCTCTATATTGTTCCAATCTTTAGTTATACTATATTTATTAAAATCTTCTAGTGTAACACCTTTAGCTAATGTTTCTCCATCTTTACCATAAAATAAATAAACATCTCTATCTTTTTTTACAAGTATAAATACTTTACCACCATAAAATTCGTATGATTTATGCCAAGCTAGTTGCTCAATAGAAAGACCAACTTTAATTTTTGTCTTTCTTCTTTTAGGTGTTTTAACAAATTTACCTTCTATCCAACCACAATGACCACCATAAGTAACGTAGTGAACATCAGGGATCCCTCGTTCTATTTGTGTTTCAATTCTTTGTATAAAAAAATTTTTAAGTTTCTTTCTGATCTGTGTCCAGAGTGTCTTTTCCATCAAATTTACATACAGGGATTGGTTTCATCTTATGCAAATTCTTCTTTCTAATTGCAAGATACTTATCATAACCAACTTCATCTGGTCTAGACATTAAATGTTCTATCTCTTTATAACTCATACCTAATTGATCTGTATCTGTTCTACCATCAGACCATAAACCATCAGTAGGTTCAGCCATTTGTATCTCCTCTAAAATACCTAATTCTTTACCCATAGCCC